GTAACAGGGCTGATTATGCAAGACAGGCATTAGGTTCTCCTAATAGTACAATTATTCCGTATGTTGAAACTATAGGACAGGTTGTTGATTTTGTATTTGGTGGAAGTATGAATTTACCAGATGTAAGGGTAGCTGAAAGTCAAGTATTATTTAAAGGTACAAAGGGTGGTAGAAATGCCCCAGCTTTAGGTTCTAAATATAAAAGGTTATGAGTCTAGTTAACGCAAGAGCAGCTTTTGAAAAAGCTATTACAGATGCAGTTGCAGCAGCAGATAATACTGTGCTTATGATGTATGACAACGTAACTTATACAACACCAGGAAAAACTAAAAAATTTATAACAACTTCAATTACTTTTACTCAATCAACTATACAAAATCAAGGTGCAGCATCAGATTATTATGCTGGTGCAATTCAATGTAATATCTATGTTCCAAAAGGTAAAGGTACATCGGTTCTATCTGCATTAGGAGAAGCTGTAATAGATGGATTAACGTCTATCAATGCTTCTAATTATTCAGATCCATTTTCTTGTTCGCCCAGAGTTGGGGAGGTGAGTGGGATTACTCCTGTAGAGATTGAAGATCGTTCACATTTTCTAGGGATTATATCGTGTGCTTTTTTTGCTAATAGCTGATATACTTCTAATAGCTATATAATATCATGACTAGAGCAGTTGATCTTCTTAAAAATAAGTTTGGTGTAAGCCAGCTTTATAAGTATGACATCATGGATAACGATGAAGTTTTACTTACTATTTATTGGCATCCATTAACTATTGCTGAACGTGAAATGATTCAGAAAAAAAGTGGAAGTGAAGATGCAAATGATTTTGCTTTACAATTAATGATTGAAAAAGCATTAGATAAAGATAGTAAAAGATTATTTTCTGACGGAGATAAAGCATCATTAAGAAGAGAAGTTGCTGCTTCTGTTTTACAAGAAATACAATTATCAATGTTAGAAGCTGGTTCTGATAAGGAGGTTGAAGAGGCCAAAGCCGATTTAAAAAGCTAATCCCGATTGGATGTTTATATATTCATTAGCAAATGAATTAAAAAAATCTGTTAATGAATTATGTCAAACATTAACTCTTGAAGAGATGATAGGTTGGGCTGCTTTTTATGATTTAAGAAACGAAGAACAAAAGAAAGAACAAGATAAGACACAAAGAAGAAGCGTTATACCCAAATCAAGGTAGAATAGAATATATGTTTTGCTAATAGGTCGAAATGGCTATTAAACAGATAGATCTTGTTATAAATACGAGTCGTGGCGAAAAGAATGTAAGAAAACTTCAACAACTTGCTAAACAGGTAGAGAGTACTTTTGGAAATATCAATAAGTTAAAGATAAATATAAAGACAGATCCAGCACAGGCAGCATTAAAAAGATTAAATCAACAGATACAGCAAGGTAAACAAATTATTGATGCTTTCGGAAGTGGTAATAGGCTTAATAATTTTGCAGGAAAGATATCAAATATAAAAGAAGAAATGATGCTTGTAAGAAAAGCATTTGAAGATGCAGGTAGAGCCACAGAAAGGCAAAGAGCAGCAACAGCTTTATTAGCAGGAAATTTTAAGGCATTAAGATTAGAAGCTACCGCTTTCGCTATGGCAAGTGGTACAGATCCGTCAAAAACAATAGGTAGTGTTGGGGCAAGATTAAAAGAAATAGAAAAGTTTCCTAGAACAATTCTTGCTGGTAATGAAGCAATGTCTATGCTCAAGCGTATGCAAGAGATGACGATTGTTGGTTCAGAAGAATTTTTAAGAGTTAGTAAAGCAATAGGAAGGCAATTAGGAATAAATGCAAATATTCAAAGTCAGGCAGCAAGAGCATCTAAGCCATTTACTGCTTCTACTGCTTTTGTTACTCAAGCACAGACAGAAGCCCTTGCAGGTAAAACTCTTGTACCGCCAAGCAGAAGATTACCGCAAGCAGGACAATCTAGTGGTACTTTTACTATTGCAAGAGATTTAGAACAATCAAGTAAAAAAAGACTAGCTACAGAAAAGAAAATTACAAATGAAGCAAAAAAACAACAAACCATAGAATCTAAAAAAAGAAAAGAAGCATTTAGAAGGTTAGAAAATATCAGAAGAATTAGAAAAGGAAGAAGGCAGGAACAATTTTTGGGTGCAGGTTTTCCTTTGTTATTTGGTGGAGGAGCAGGAGCAGTCGGTGGTAGTATTCTAGGTTCTGCATTAGCACCGAAAGGAATGGGTTTTGGTGCTCAAATACTAGGTAGTGCTTTAGGTACTTTATTAGAACGTAATTTACAGACAATTAAAGACATTGGTAATGCTGCTGAAAATGTAAATTTAGATGCTTTAGAAGAATCTTCTATACAGGTTAATAGAGAGTTATCAATGACAGTTAAGTTATTAAAACAACAAGGTAAAATAGAAGAAGCTAGGCAAACACTATCAAAAGAAGTAGCTGTCCAAACAGGAACAGTACCAGGAACAAGTCAAGATATAGCAGGTTCTCTTAATGTAATAGGTAGTCAATTCCAAAGATTTACAGCTTTAGCAGCAACAACTTTAGGAATAATTAGTGTTCCTCTACAAGTTGCTTTAATGGCTATTTTAAAAATTGTAAATGAAATATTATTTGCATTTAATATGATTGCTTCTTCTGCTGGTTTCTTATTAAAAGAATTTGTTAAGTTACTAAGATTTATTCCTGGTGCTGATAAATTATTTAAAGGTATTGAAGATTTTGTAAATAGTACTAATAAAGGATTTACAGACGCAAATAAAGGTCTTGATGACTTCTTGTTAAAAACTCAAGCAGAAATAGATTTCATTAAAATGAAAATGGAAATTGGAGATGAAGCAGCAGCAAGAGAAAAGAAAATACAAGATACAGCATTACAGTATGGAATAGATAGAAATAAGAATGAAGAAGAATATCAAAAAATCGTTAAAGCCGTAGATTCTCTTATAGCAGCAGAAAAACAATTTGAACAATTACAAAAACTTAGAGAATTGTATAGAAGTATTGGTGCAACGATACAAGATGGTTTAGTTGATGCTATTCAAGGTGCAATAGAAGGTACTAAAACTCTTGGAGATGTTGCTCGTAGTGTATTTAGTCAAATTTCTAGGTCACTTATTCAGTTTGGTGTTAACTCTTTACTAACTAGCATTTTTCCAGGAGGAAGCTTTTTTAGAGCAAATGGTGGAACTGTTAGCAAAGGTAAAAGTTATATGGTTGGAGAACGTGGTGCGGAAATGTTCGTACCAAATGCAGGTGGTCGTATAGTTCCCAATGAAGATTTAACTGGAGGATCAACTAATATAATAGTAAATGTTGATGCTTCTGGTTCTTCTGTTGAAGGAAATGAGCAGCAAGGTAAAGAACTTGGTGTTGCTTTATCAGTAGCAATACAATCAGAATTAATTAAACAGAAAAGACCAGGAGGATTATTAACATAATGGCTACTTTTCCCTCAATAAAACCAACTTACGGACAACAAAAGAGATCCGCACCGAATACTCGTACTATTTCCTTTGCTGATGGTTTTGAACACAGAATATTATTTGGGTTGGCTGAACATCAAAATCCTAAAGTTTATAATTTTACTTTTGAAGTTTCTGAAACAGATGCAGATATTATAGAAACATTTTTAGATGCTAGAGCAAATGATAGTGCCAGCTTTGATTTTGAAGCACCTGGAGAAACTGCTGCACAAAAATTTGTCTGTCAGGGTTGGTCAAAATCTATACCTTATAACAATAGAGCTACAATACAGGCAACATTTAGAGAAGTATTTGAACCATGAGTACTGCTCCTATTATTACTGATCTACAAAAGATCAATCCTTCAGCAATAATTGAATTATTTACATTAACTACCGATGCAACTTTGCATGGTTCTGCTCAGACTTATAGATTTCATAATGGAACAAGTTTAAATGCCAATGGAGATATTATCTGGGCTGGTAATCAATATTTAAAAATGCCGATACAGGCAGAAGGTTTCGCTTTTCAAAAAGGTCAACTCCCCAGACCTACTTTGACTATCAGTAATGCTCTTGGAACTATTACAGCTATCTTGTTAAATGTTAATCAGGTAACAACAGGAAATGATTTGACGGGAGCTACTGTTACTAGAATTAGAACATTGGCACGTTATATTGATGCTGTTAACTTTCCCGTAACGACTACCAGTACTACGACTACAGAAACTATTGCTGATCCTGCTGATGCCGAATCTGTGACCTACACAGTAACAGTAGTGAATGTCGGTGGATCT